GGGCATCCTGATGCTGGACGAATGATGTTTTCCAGGTCGCTTGTTTCGGTGGCGCGTCAGCAGGGCAAGAGTTTTGCTTTGAAAGTGCTTGTTCTGTGGTGGCTAGTTCGGATGCCTGTGTTGCGTGGCGCTCCGCAGACTGTGTTGACTACTGCTCACCGTCTTGACTTGGCGTCTGAATTGTTTAATGCTACGGCTCCTATTTTGCAGGAAAAGTTTGGCGCGAAGCTTGTGCAGTCGTATGGGCGTCAAGGTTTGACAATGCCTGACGGGACACGCTGGCTTGTTCGCGCAGCTACGCCATCAGCTGGAATGGGCCTAAGTTGTGACCTGGTCGTAATCGACGAATTATATGATTGCTCCACTTTGGCTGTGGACGATGCCCTTATTCCCACTATGCGTGCTAGGCGTGACCCTTTGCTTTCTTGTTGGTCAACTGCTGGCACTGAGGAATCTCACGTTATGAAACGGATGAGGGAACGTGGAATGGCAGAGATTGCTGTGGGTACTAAGTCAAAGATGTATTTTGCGGAATTTAGCCCTCCGAGCAACATTGACCCGATGACACCTGAGGCGTGGAAATACGCCAACCCTGCTTTGGGGATTTTGTTGGAGATGTCAACGCTTGAAGAGGAATCGCATTCACCGAACTTGGCGAGCTTCCTCAGGGCAAGCTGCAATTTATGGATTACAGGGCATAAATCATGGTTAGAAATTGGATTGATGGAATCTAATGGGGATGCTTGCAATCTTCCGCCAAATGGTGTATTAGCAATCGAAGCATCACAAGAGGACCATCGCTTTGTTGGTGTCAGAGCCGTCACGAAAGGCGAACAAGTGCTGGTCACTGTGGAGTTCATTGTGGACAACCTTCGTGACCTGTGGGCATCCGTTGACCAAGTCCGAAAAGACAACCCACGTTTGACGCTTGCAATAGGAGCTTCACTAGACCTTCACCTACCTTCCAACATCCGCGGAAACGCCATCCTTGTCGGTACTCGTGAGCTGCAGCGCTGGACAACTTTGGTGCGTTCAATGATTCAATCAGGGCAAGTCAGACACACAGGAGAGTCAATATTCATTGAGCAAATGAACCGAGCAGTGCTTGTCAAACACAACGGCATTATGGCTATCAGTTCGTCTAGGAGTCCAGGCCCCATTGAGCTTGTTCGTGCAGCTGTGTGGGCCATCGCCCAAGAGGGCAAACCCAAAGTGAGCAAAACAGTTAGCTTTGCATTTTCGGAGTAATTCTCGAGGATAGTTGCATTTGCAACTACTTTGTGTAAGACTCCGCGTGATGGGGATTTTCACTCGCACAACAAAACCAGTTTTCGCTTCTGAGCCGATAAAGGCTGCTGCAGGCGTGGCAGGCACCAGCGACTTCATGATGTACACAGGTTCATGGGCGCGTCAGCAGGCAATCCTCATCCCCACTATCTCCAGAGCGCGTGACTTGATTGTTTCGCTTGTCTCCTCATTGCCATTCCAGCAGTACACAAACCAATGGATGGGCGAAGAGTACGAAGAAATACATTTGCCTGGTGAAAGTTGGATGTCACGGCCCGACCCAAGTGTGACACGACAGTTCATTCTTGCTTGGACGGCTGATGACCTCCTCTTTCACGGCAGAGCATTCTGGGCTATTACTTCACGCAGTCAGGCCACTGGCCTTCCACTTTCCTTTCAATGGTTGCCAGCTGCAGATGTGCAAACTGACGATATGCCAGGACCGTTGTGGTACGGCAAGTCAAACCAATTGACATTTCAAGGCCAGCCACTTATCGCCAATGACATTATTCAGTTCTTGTCGCCAGTTCAGGGAATGCTTTCAATGGGTGCCAGAGCAATTGAAATTTCAAACCGTCTTGACACTGCAGCAATGCGCTTTGCATCTAACGAAATCACAGCTGGCTATCTCCAGCAAACAAATGGTTCTGAACCAATGAGCAGTGAAGAACTTGGCGAACTGTGTTCAGCATGGTCACAAGCTCGTCGTCGTAACGCCATTGGCGCACTTAACTCGTCAGTTACTTGGCACGAGTTTTCAAGCGACCCGTCAAAGTTGCAGCTTGTTGAAGCTCGTACTCACCAGATGACTGAACTTGCAAACCTTTGCAACATTCCTCAGTACCTTGTCGGCGCACCAGTAACTGGCATGACCTACAGCAATGCTCAATCCGCTCGCCAGGACCTTTACCAGTTTGCAGCGAAACCTGTGATTGACTGCATCGGTGAGACCCTCAGTGCCTATGCTCTACCGCGTGGTCGCGAAGTGCGTCTTGACACTTCGGAATACATCTCAGAATCACAAGACACTTCAACCGTGTCAAGTCCTGACACAGCAGAAATGAGCAACTCTTGAAAATAGAACTACAAGCACAACTTTTCAGCATTAACGCTGCAGGCCCAGACGGTGTGCCACGTCGCGTTGTCGAAGGTGTTGCCATCCCTTGGAATGTTGAGGCTGTTGTCTCTGGAGGCCAGCGCGTCAAATTCCTTCCTGGCTCACTGCCAACAGACGGCGCAAACCCAAAATTTATTCTCGGACATGACATGACCAAGCCATTAGGCATGGTTAGTGAAAGAATATCGACACCAGATGCCATGTTGTTTTCAGCATCGCTCTATGACACCAATCTTGCTAATGAGACATTGCTTCAAGCTGGCCCTGGTCAGTTTTATGATTCAGTGTCCGTTGGCGTAGAGCCAACCGACTACAGCTTCGAAGGAAGCACAATGGTCGTTAAAGCAGGTAACTGGACGGAATTATCTTTACTTCCGTTTGGTGCCTTCGAGGGAGCCAAGGTCGCAGTTGCAGCCGAAGCCCCCGAAACCCAAGACCCCACCCCAACAGATTCCGAGGAGGAACCAGAAGTGGCAACACAAGAAACCCCAGACACAGTTGAGGCTGCTGTCCCTACCCAAGTAATTTATGCAGGACCAAAGCGCGAGTTCAAACTTCCGTCAGCTTCTGAATACATCGCATCATTCATTCGTGGTGGTCACGACTTTGCACAGTTGAATGAAAACATTCGCGCTGCAGCTCCAGATGTGACGACTCCTGATATTCCTGGCGTCATCCCGACCCCGATTGTTCAACCGATTTTCAACTCGTTTGTAGGCTCTAGGCCTCTGGTCGATGCCACAACTCTTCGCCAAATGCCCCAAGGTGGTGCCGTTTTTATTCGCCCTGTGGTCTCAGTCCATTCCAGCATTGGCACAGCCGTACAAAACACAACCATTACTGCATCAGCATTTGAAATTGATGATGTACAAATCACCAAGACAATTCAAGGTGGATACGTTGAAATCTCAGAAGCTTCACTTGATTGGTCACAACCAGAAGTTCTCGGCGCTTTGTTAGACGACATGGCTCGCGTTTATGCAGACCGTACGGATTTGCTCGCTTGTTCAGAGTTGCAGACTGGTACAACCAACAGCAACAACTTTGCAAACGCATCTATTGCAGACCCTGCATATTGGGTTGAGTGGATGTACACCGCAGCTGCAGACATCCTCAATGGTTCAAACGGAAACCTTCCATCAATCTTGGCTGTGTCACCCAACGTCTGGAAATTAATGGGAAGCCTTAGCGACACCGCTGACCGCCCACTGTTCCCACAGGTTGGCCCAATGAACGCTTTCGGTTCACTTAATGCAGCAAGTACCATGGGCGCATTTGCGTTTGGGCTTCGCGTTGTAGTTGACCGCAACTTAACTTCTGCAGGCATGACCATCCTTGACCCTCGTGCCCTTGAATCGTATGAAAATGCACGTGGGGCCATAAGTGTGGAGATGCCCTCTCAGCTCTCGCGCCAAATTGCGTTTAGAGGGTACTGGGCATCGAAGCTCATCGACCCAACACTCAGCATCAAGGCTGCATTCGTCTGATAAAGACGAATTAGTGGATTCACTGCCGTGACTGTTTTATCGATTGCATTTCGCGAACGCCTCGATGGTGTTGTCGTTTTGCAGACCTTCCTTCCAAATGAGATTCTCATGGGGCAGGCGATAACAGTCGCGAATGTGGGCGACGGCATGGACGGCAACTTTACAGTTATCTCCACCGAGCCTTACGAATTCACAGGTGTAGGCCCAGAGGGTGACTTTGAATTTGACTGGAATGTTTTCCGCGAAAATCAAGTCATCTACTTTGACGCTGGCGATGACGTACAACGGGACACAGCTGCAAACACTGCAACAATTACATACACCAGTGTTTGCACTTGGACCGACAATGCGTCAGTCCTGTCATTCTTGGGCGTATCGCCAGCCACGGCCAATGACACCAGTTTCGTTACTGTATGCACAGATGCAGCCAACGCGCTTGCGTTCCGTAGAAGGCGCGCTGCAGGATATTTTTCTGATGTGCTTGCTACGGCACCAAGTGCTGACGTCAAACTTGGCACAACAATGATGGCTGCACAGCTTTATCGTTCACGAGGTTCGGCAGGTGGAGATTCATTTCAGTCTTACGAATCATTAGCTTCTGGCAACAACCCTGTTGCTATGGGCGACATTCTTAGGCTTTGGGGTTGTAACAGAGCGCAGGTCGCATAATGGGACGCACAAACGATGCTCGGCTTCGGCTGGTTTCAACGCTCGAAAATGCTGGCATTGTTGTTGTCTCAGACTCTCGCAATGCACGCCCACTTTCGGTAATCATTGACCCACCACAAGTGACTCGTTCAACCACCAACCAATTGTCGCTTTCTTTCCCTGTCAACGTGTTAATGCCACCACCTGGGAACCTTGACGCACTCATCGCGCTTCTGGACACTATGGACATCGTTATTGATGCAACATCAGCAACAGACGCAACACCTACGGTTTATTCTGTAGGCAATCAAGAACTACCTGCGTACACCGTTACGGTGCCGTGGGTGGCATACCCATAAGGAACACATGGCTACTTACAAAGTGACATCAGAACTTGTTGCAGGCAAATCGCTTGGCGACACAATCACCGATGATGAGCTAAACGGCTCATCGATTGAGGCCCTCATTAGTGCAGGCCATATCGAACCAACAACCAAAACAACCAAGAAAGCAGAGGCCGAATAGTCATGGCTATTTTCGTACTTAAAGACACATCCGTTACGGTTAACTCAATTGATTTAACAAGCTACGTTACAAACGTAGAGCTAGTTCAAGCAGTCGATAGCGTTGAAGCAACAACGATGTCAAGCACCTCAGTCAACGGACATCAGTTTATTGGTGGCATCCAAAACAACATGGTGACAATCTCATTCAACCAAGACTTTGCAACGTCAAAAGTTCACGCAACTTTGACTGCACTTGTCGGTGTTCAAACCACAGTTGTTGTAAAACCAACATCAGCAGCAGTAGGTGCGACAAATCCAAACTTCACAATTACTAATTGCCTAATGAATGAATATCGACCCGTGACAGGCGCTGTAGGCGACCTAGCCACTGTCGGAAGCATCAGCTTCGCTGGTGGCCTTTACACAGCACCAATCGCCTAATGTTTGAACTCCACATCGCCACTGTGCTGGTCGATGGGAGCGAACATGAAATCGCCCTATCGGTAGCAAGCCTCTTAGAATTTGAGAAGCTCCACACCGTTTCAATCATTAAAGCTGTTGACGAAAATCTATCCATGGAATACCTAGTAACACTAAGTTACTTGTCTATGAAACAGATAGGCCACGTCACCAACATTGAAAAATTCAAATCAGAAGTCAAAGGCGTGTCGTACCGCGTGGAGCGCATCCCTTTTGGCGAGACGGCATCCACGGAGTCATTGCAGGATTAATCCTTTCTGGGATTCCCTGGCAAGACCTCAAAGAGATGCCGATAACACTTATCAGCACCCTTAGCCAAGCCCTTCAAGACAGGCAAAAAAAGTAATGGCAAACATTCCATCAGATATGAAGATTCAGGGCCTTGACCAAACGCTTAGGCGATTGAAAAAACTTGAACCTGATTATGTGAAGGAAATGAACCGCCAAATCCGCAAGGAAGCAGCGCCAACCATTAAATCCATCAAGGATTATTTGAAGTTCATTGACTCTGACCTGACACCATTCAACTCGTCTGGTGGCAAGTCAGGCATTGGACGTGGCGAACTAGTTGCTGGCAGAGGCGGAGCCACTGAATGGAACAAACAACTCATCCTTCGAGGCATCCGTTTCAAACTTGGTGGACCAAAACGCAAAGCCCAAATGGGCAACAAAGCTTATTCAATGTTCAGCATTATTCAAGCCAACCCTGCTGGTGCTATCTACGACGTTGCAGGTTCACGCAATCTTGGCAAGCCAGGCAATCGTTTTGTAGAAAACTTGCAACAAGAGGATGTTCCGCACACAGCTGGTGAACGCAAAGGACGCAAAGGACCATCTCGCTATATGTGGCCTGGAGGCGAAGAACACCTCCCTCATTTAACAGCAACCGTTCACGGCATTGTCCAGGATGTAATCTTGCGCGTGAACAGAGAAATGAAGTAATCAAATGGCTGCAGTAACGCTTCCAATCGTAACTACCTACAACAATGCAGGCGTTAAAGGCGCACAAGGTTCTCTAAAATCTCTTGTTGGTTCTTATGCCACTATGGGTGTTGCCACTGGCGTGCTTTCAAAACTCATTCAAACAGCTGTGACTGATGCTTCTGACCTTCAAGAAACAATCAGCAAAAACAAGGTCATTTTCGGCAATTCCGCAAAGGACATTGAAACATGGGCTGACAGTGCAGCCAAAAACATGGGCCAATCGAAAAAAGACGCTATTGACGCTGCCACCAGTTTTGCCATGTTTGGCAAGACTGCAGGAATGTCAGGCACAGACGTTGTTGACTTTTCAAAGAAATTCACCAACCTTGCAACAGACATGGGTTCGTTCTTCAATACAAAACCCGAAGATGCTGTTTTTGCTATTGGAGCTGCATTCCGTGGCGAAATGGAACCAATAAGAAAATACAACGTCGTAATTGATGATGCAGCTATTAAAGCCAGATTGATGAAAGACAATCTCTATGATGGCTCTGGAGCTTTAACAGCACAGCAAAAGATTCTTGGTGTTCAAAAACTTATTTGGGAAAAAACCAACGATGCCCAAGGGGATTATCTTAAAACCTCAGATGGATTAGCCAATCAAACCAAAACCCTTAATGCACAATTAGAAGATTTATCTGCCGAAATGGGTGGCAAACTTTTACCAGTAGCAGAAGATTTAGCAACAATTTTTGGCAAAGTTTTAACTGCTGCAACCGACGATTCAACTAAAAAAACCAACAAACTTGTTGACGCATTTGGTTTTCTTTTCAAACACTTGAGTCCCGCAGGTCAATTAATTAAAGGGCTTGAACAAACCGCGAGCTTGCTTGATTTAATTGCTGGCGATTCAGATTCAGCGAGTATTGCAGTCACCAACACTGCTGCAGAATTTCGCGACATGGACAAATTGCTTTCTGACAAATATGCAGATTCGTTGAAACTTACTAAAACTGAAACTGATGCACTGACAAAAAAACAAAAAGAACTTGAAACAGCAACAAAGAAAGCCAAAGAAAAAGCAAAAGACCACGCTGATACTTTGCGTGACCGAGTTGTTACAGCCGTTGACGCAGTTGCTTCAAGCCTTCAAGACGCCAAAGACCAACTTCAAGATTTTGCTGACACAACAGCAGATTCCATTACTGGCATGGTTTCGCTGACTGATGCAATCAAAACCCAAGACGATGCAGCTAAAAGCGTTGCTGAGGCGTTAAAAGACCGCAAAGATGCTTACAGCGACGTAGCCAAAGCCACAAAAGACGTTGACGACGCAATGGCAAAGCTAATAAAAACGCAAAAAGGCGATGACGTTGAGGCAGTTCTTAACGCAACCAACGACCTAGCCGATGCTAAGTCAAAACTGGCAGATGCCAATACAGCTCTTGCAACCTCAGAAACAAACGTCAATACAGCACAAAAGGTTCAAGCCGAATCGGGTTATGCACAAGCTTTCCAAAAGCAAATTGCAGACGCAAAACAGTTTGCAGCAAACCTTGAATACCTCACAGGATTCGGATTACAAAAGGCTGGTCTTGCACAACTTATTAACCTCGGACCAACAGCTGGACTCGCAGTAACCGCAGACCTAATCAATGGTGCTAAAGGTTTTACTCTTGCTGACCTAAACCAAGGATTGGCAGGCTTGTCAACATCAGCTGCAGGACTCGGTCTTGCTGCAGGTAACGCTTTCTTTGGTGGCAACGTTGCTGCAGGACAAGCAGCAGTTGGAACAGTGAACAACCTGCAAATCACTGTTAATAGCGGGCTCGTAAGTAACCCCGCTACCGTGGGCAGAGATATCATCGAAGCGATTTTGGCTGCCGAGAGGCTCTCAGGACAGGTGTTTGTTAGCGCATGAGCCAGCCACAGCTTCAAGTTTTAATTGGGTTTCAAACCACAGTTGGTTTTGGTCAACCCTTTCTGCTTGACGACGCTTTTTACGGTGTACTTGACACTGCAGGGCGCGGAACTTTGGGTGGCATCCAAATGGTTGATGTCACCAGTTACGTTCAAAACGTTTTTATCAATCGTGGTCGTTCCCGTCAGCTCGACGAATTTAACTGTGGCACCGCCAGCCTTACCCTTTGGAACAAGACACGCATCTTTGACCCGCTAAACCAGTCATCCCCTTATTGGATTGGTGGAACCACACAACAAACAGGCATTGTCCCACGTTTGCCCATTCAAATCCTTGCCAACGGAATTCCTATCTACACGGGCCTAATTACAGATTGGGATATTGACTACGACCTTGGTTTTAACGACCTTGCTAAAATATCCTGTGCCGACAACTTCACAGTGCTTTCAAATCAGCAATTAAACGCTTACACACCATCAGCCGAATCATCAGGCAAAAGAATCTATGACATTGCTGCCAACACTGGAATCCTTGCTCAACCAGAAATCAATTATCAAGGCGCAGTCAGCATTGACACAGGTTCCTCAACTCTTGGTGCATTTGCAATTGACCAAGACACAAACTGCCTAAGTTACCTCCAACAAATAAACACATCCGAGCAGGGCTACCTCTACATGAGTGCTAATGGAACCCTTACCTTCAAGGGCAGAGCAAGCGTCTTAAACCCTGTGGCTGGCGCAACTTTCAATGGTGATGGAACTGGTTTGCCATTCAACAGCCTGCAAAATATGTATGGCGACGAATTGCTCTATAACTACATATCAACTCAATCAGATGCGGGAGCCGTACAAGTTACAAGCAGTCCAACAAGCATTGCTCAATATCAAACACAGACTTACAGCCTTTTGAGCCTGCTTAACAGCACCACAACAGAAGTAGCAGGTTTAGGAAATTATCTTCTAGGTCGATACCAAAACCCTATTTTGCGTTTCAACGGGCTTTCCAGCCAATTGTCAGCAATGACAACAACCCAACAAAACATTGTTCTCAACCTTGACCTGACCAGTATCTGTACCGTGGTCAAAAACTTTGTCGTTGGAACACCCACCAGTGAAAGTCAAACATTGATTGTTTCTGGAATCAGCCATACAATCACCCCTGGCAACCATGTCATTTCATTCACTTTTGAATCGACAGACGCAAATTCTTATTTCACATTAGATTCAACAATTTTCGGTACTCTTTCGACTTCCAACCTTTTAAGTTTCTAGAAAGGAAACAAAAACATGCCAGACCAGACCTTCACATCGGGCCAGATATTGACCGCAAGTCAGATGTCCTCACTTCAATCCAACATCGGCTTGACGTTTATCAAAGCGCAATCAGCAACATCAGGCACAACTATGGACATCACAAGCGCGTTCAGTTCATCCTTTGACAACTACCGCGTTATCATCAGCGACCTTCGTTCAACAGGTTCAGCAGCTGGCATCACAATGACCTTGGGAACGCCATCAGCAGTCACTTCTGGGTATTACTGGGCAGCAACATATCTGTCGGGATACAACAATGGCGCAAGCGTCACAGCAATCGGCGCAAGCAATGGTTCAAGTTTTGACCTCAACATGGTTTGCATGGGTTCAACGGCTTCATATTGCGCCATTGAAATTGCATCACCGAACAAAGCCACAACGACAGGCATCACCGCAATTGGTGTAGATGCTCGTACTTCATCAGGCGCGCCAAGACAACCATCGACTGGTTTCCACAGTGGCACTAATCAGTTCACATCTATTCAGTTGACGCTTGGCACAGTTATTGCAAACATGGACGTCGTTGTATATGGATACCGCAAATCGTGAGAAAAAGCCTGATTCTATTGGTCATTTGCGCATCGCTCACAGCCTGCTCAGACCGCACTCGCGTTAATTGTGAGCGCGTAAAAAACAAAGCACTTTCGTCAGCAACAATTGCAACGAACGAAACAGGAACAGGACGTTGCGCGTGAAATTTCGAGCAAGACTTTCAAACGAAGAAATCAAAGGACGACTTATTTTGATTGTTGGTCTGGCAATTTCTATTGCTTTTGTTGGCACCGTGTTTGTACTTTTGTACGGACTTCTGTTTGTCGTTCAACCTCTTGAGCAAGCACCGAACGATGCTGAAGCCTGGAAGATATTGTCACCGCTAACCCTCACAATGTCGGGGGTCTTGGCGGGATTGCTCGCTTCGAACGGGCTCAAGGGGCACCAAAACGATAAGGACAAAGAATGAGCGTTCGCCCTTACCCTTACTACCCATCTTGGGATGGCAAGCGCACACAACCCGTGACAGCGAAGCTCGTTGAACTATGCAAAGCACGTTGGGGTCTGACCTCGCTCGGCACCTATGTCAATAGACCGATGCGCTCAGGGGCAAGCCTAAGCGTCCATGCCACTGGCTATGCAGCTGATTTGAAATACAAAGACGAAGCACAGGCGCGCATCATCTGGGATTGGTTCCTTGC